CAGCATATAGCACAGAAGCTTTCTGATAATGCATATGCTGATAATACTTTCAGAGAGATTGGTTGTGCTAGGTTGGTAGCTAATTGGGTAGCAGAGACTGAGGCTTTTCTTGAGGCTAATGAGGGTGTTCTTGATGGAGCAGAGAGAGGGACTAGGAGAGGCTTTGTTGAGCAGAGTCTTGCAGAGCTTCCTGAAGATTTGAAGAAAGATGTATTAAACAAGTTGAATGAGAAGAAGGCAGAGTTACTTGAGAATTTTGCTAAGGACATGCAGATTGCTCTACAGACAGCCAGGGATAGAGAGTAGTGGATTTATTAAATGCTCTAGAGACTGTTAAAAGTTCAGAACTGGACATCAATTATTTTGATGCAGATATGCATGATGTGTACAGGGATGGCAGACCACCAGTAAATATCATTGAGTTCATTGACAATGATTATTACATGGGCAGGTGGGGCAAAGATTTATTCCCAGATAACAGACCAGACATAGAGGATATCTTTGACCCAAGAAACAATTATGCTGAGGTGATTCTAGCAGGCTCTATTGGTTATGGTAAGTCTTATCTTGGTGCTCTGGGGCTATGCTATATGCTCTATCAGTTAAGTTGTTATGTGAATCCTCATAAGTGGCTTGGTGCTTCTACCAGTTCCCCTATAGTACTTATGAATATGTCAGTGACAGAGAAGAAGGCTAGAACTATTATTTTTCAGAGAGTGAAGAATATGGTTGACCAGTCTCCATATTTCAAGGAAGCATTCAAGAGGAACTTGAGATTGAAGGATACATTGGAATGGAATGTTGAGCAGGCTGGAACAGGTACAAGGTCAGGTAGGATGATTATCTTGAAGCCAGGTACAGGTGAGGCATTGAGTGCTCTGGGTGATGATATTTATGGTGGGGTGTGTGATGAGCTTAACTTTTTTAGGGTGATTGAGAAATCAAAAATGGCTAGAGATGGGAAGGTTTTTGACCCAGCACAGGAGCTTTATAATATTATCAGTAGAAGGATGAAGTCAAGATTTATGGCAGGTGGGCAGATGGTTGGGAAGCTTTTCTTAGTGTCTTCTGCTCAAGTTCCAGAGGATTTTATTGAGAGAAGAATTGCAGAGGCTGAGGAATCAGGAGAGCTTAATAATTCTATTAAGTTGATTAGGAAGTCTTGGTGGCAGGGTAAGAGAGATTTGGATTTGATAGGTAAGCAGAGGGTTTATGGGGATACATTTTTTAGAGTGGAGTGTGGAACAAACAAGAGAAGTTCTAGAGTGCTGGATACTTATGATATTAAGACAGGAGAGCTTACTGAGAAGGTTCTAGATGATGAGGTTGAGGGTAAGATAATCAGACCACCAGTTGAGCTTTATACTGAGTTTGTACGGGATGTAGATGGAGCAGTGAGAGACTTTGGTGGTGAGGTTACAAGAGCAGTGACACCATTTATAACTAGTACTGAGGTTATCTATGAGGCTGTTGAGCAGGCTAAGACTCAGAAGCTTGAACATCCATGGCAGTCAGAGACAACAACATTACAGGATGGAAGTAGATTAATTATTAGTAAGTTGTTTCATCAGATTGAGGTTACAGATAGTAAGACAGGTGAGATAAGGTTGAGATGGAAACCAAAGAGACATCCAAACATGCCAAGATATTTTCATGTTGATATTGCATTGAGTGGTGATGCTTTGGGTTTGGCTATATCTCATTGTGCTGGATGGAGGAAGATAATGAGAGGTTTTAATGTGGTTGAAGAGCTTCCTATAATTGAGGTTGACTTGATGCTCAGAGTGAATCCACCAGTAGCAGGAGAGATAGACCTTGGAAACCTGAGAGCTACACTGGAGCATTTGAGAAGTCATGGTATGTATTTCAGGAAGGGTAGTTTTGATTTGAAGACAATGAGTGCTGATAGTATGCAGATATTGGAGAGAAGGGGCTTTACTGTTGAGCATTTGAGTGTTGATAGAAAGAGAGAGGATTTAGCTGATGACCCATATGAGGTGTTGAAGGATGCTATTTATGAGAATAGGTTAGTGATGTATGAGTATATTCCAGTTATTGAAGAATTGACTAGACTGGAGAAGACTCCTAAGAAGGTTGACCATCCTCTTGGTGGTTCTAAAGATGTGGCTGATGGGTTGGCAGGTTCAGTGTTTCATTGTTATATTCAGACAATGCTTTTTCCACCAAGTGTTAGAGACCAGTTGCTTCCTGTGAAAGCAGATGCAGTTGCTAAAGACACTGTTGCAAGACGAGTAAAGAATGCAGAGCAGGAATTTGCATCTCTTTTGAAGGCTGGAAGGGTGGCAACATGATAAAATTAATTGATTTATTATTTGGAAATTTTAGGAGACCAAAGAGAGAGGCTCTTATCAAAGCTAAGAAATGTATTTCAAAGAAGGGCAGAGAAGAGGCATGCCAAAAAGAATTGTATAGCTTCTTAACAGATAAAAATGGTTCACTTGGTATACCAGTGAAATAGAGGAATAAAGAAATGGCTGAAGAAAATGTTGGGTTTGTACAGGTAATAAGAAACTTTCTTGGGGTTATGGGTTTTAGACCTACTTCACAGGGGGGTGAGGAAGTAAAGAAGCAGTCTACTGAGTATAAAGATAGTGGAGCAGAAAATTCTTCTTGGTACAGAATTCTTAAAGACTGGTATAATTCTTTACTTGGTAAAGGGCATACTAGGATAGAAAAATATAAGAAGTTTGAGTTCTTGGATGATAATTTGGCTGAGGCAAGTGCTTCACTTAATATCTATGCTGATAATATTGTGAGTGGTGCTATTGGTGGTGAGGAAAATTATACAGTTTTGGTTGATAAGGGTGCTCCTAATATAGCATTGATTGAGCAGGTTATTAAGGATGCAGAAAGAAGAACAGGTATTAAAGATTTTGTCTGGGACATTGCTAGGAATATGACAGAGTATGGTGATGACTTTGAAGAGCTAGTGATTGCACAGGGAACAGATGGTAAGTATTATGTTGATGCTCTGAAGCCATTGAAGCCACATACAATGTATGCTGATGTTGATGATAGAGGAAATTGGAATGATTCTGACTTTCCTTATTTTCAGAAGACTAATGAATATGACAAAGAGCCAATTAAGTTTGATTGGTGGAGAGTGATTCATTTTAAATTAGGTAGAGAGACTTATGGAGTGAGGAAATCTTTATTTGCTAATGCTTCACAGAGAATAGGTACACAGTTACTATGGATAGATGATAGTATGGTATTGGCTAGGATGAGCAGAGCATGGATGAGATATGCTTGGATGATAGATACTAAGGGTTTGAGTACTGATGAGGCTTGGGAGTACACAGAGAGGTTTAGAGAGAGGGTTGCTAGGAAGGAAGTGGTAGATAGAGAGTCAGGGAGACTTGGTATTAATGATTCTCCCCCATTGCCAGATGAAGACCTTTTTATTCCTACAGCAGAAGGTAAGAATAATGATATTAAGGTTTTGAGTGGTGACTTGAATATTGGTAACATTGCTGATGTTAGTTACTTCCAAAGTAAGTTCTTTATGGCTACTAGTATTCCTAAAGCATATGCAGGAATAGAAGAGGGTGTGAGAAGTAAGGCTACTTTGAGTATGATTGATGTGCAGTTTGCAAGACAGGTGAGAAGGAGACAGAATGCAATTACACCAGGGTTGAAGAGATTTTATGAATTAGTTTTTGTTTTGGCTGGTATTGACCCAACAAGTTTTGAATGGGGTGTACAATTTCCTGAACTAAATACTATTGATGAAGTACAGATGTTTGAGATGATGAAAGTAAAAGCTGAAATTGCTAAGCTAATGGTGATGGATATAGGTGCTCTGAATAACTACTGGATTTACAAAGAGATATTTCAAATGACAGATGAGGACATTGGTAAGTATGGTGTGTATTTTGAGGATGATGATACAGATGAGTTTGGTGAGACCAGGAAGATGACTCCTGAGCTTCTGAAGGCTATGAGAGGTTCTAGTGCTGTGAGAGATGCTATACATAGTATCAGAGATATTGTTAAGTACAAACAGGACAGGGATAAGAATGCTGATAACAAAAAAACTGTTGGCATTGAGAGGACAGAGGATTTAGCAGATAAGTGGTAGGAGATAGAAATGGAAGTGACATTAGAGAATTTGTTGAATGCAGTGCCTATACTTCAGGAAATAGACAAAGCTTTTCTAATGTCTTCAGATGGACAACCAGATACTAATGATATTATGAGGGCTGGACAGAGTAGTATTTTTATGGAGTTAGGATTAGAGAATAAAGATTTAATGAGGCAGGGGTTTAAGGAGTATAATAAGGTGTTGTCTAGACAGCAGACAGGTATGGAAGCTATTGCTAGAGAGTATGAGAGAGGCATTATTAATACACAAGATGCTATGAAGAGGTTTAATGCTTTGACTAAGGATAGTTATCTGAAGCAGTTTAGAGCAGGCACTAAGGCAGTTGGTAATCCTTTCTACCAGGACATGGGATTAACCAGAAAGGATATATCTTTTATAAGTAAGGCTAGAAGGGCTGAGGCTGGCTTTTTCAGAAGGTTCTTGCATGATATTAAAGACCCTGGGCATGGTGCTCCAAAGGGTACTCCAGGTGCTAGGCCAAAGAGACATTCATACCAAAAGAGGGCAGGGTACTATGCTAAGAGTGGTAAGGCTCAGTTCTTTAATGGTATGGTGGCAGGTGCAGGAGATAAGCTTATAGTACTATGGGTGTTAGGTGTGCCACAGACAGAGCATTGTGATAGGTGTCCTGTGCTGGCTTCCAGGAAGTATACTTGGAGGACTCTTCCTACTACACCAAGAGCAGGTGATACTCCATGTTTGTTTAATTGTTATTGCCATTTGGAGTTTAGACCACCAAAGGGAAAGAAGAGTTTTGGTGGAGACCCAGATACAGGTGGTATTAAGTTTCTAGATATGAGTCAGCAGGGTGTAGACCCTATAGCTAAAACACCAGGTGGGATAACTAGAAAGGATGGTAAGAGATGGAATGAAGACTCTGATATAATAGAAGAGCACAATAGAATTAGAAGTGGTATGAATAAGTCTAGACAGATGATTGAGATTAGTAAGGGTGCTGAGTTGAAAAAATGGTTGAAAATGAGAAGGGAGTTTAATGATGAATTGCAGATGCTCCAGGACCATTTTGATGATTTAAGATTTCTTCCTACACATTCAGTAGCAGATTTGGTAAAGACTATTCAGAGTGCTTCTAGGAAGGGTGGCTTTGTTGCTCCAATGAGTTCTTTAGGTATTGGTGATGAGGTTATGGCAGTTAGAGGTGTGACATCCAGTTCTGGTTTAATAGTAGAGGTAGCAGGAAAAGGATATGCTGTGAAGACAGCCAGTGGTGAGTATATGTTTTTGAATGAGGCTCAGGATATTTATCTTTTACAAAGTAAGGCAGTGATAAAACCAAGTAACTCTTCAAGCTTTGTTAATGCTTCTTCATTTAAAGAGGCTACAGAGTTTGCTAAGAAGCATTTTGCTACTCATGTTGATTTTGAAGGGTTGACACTAAGGCAGATAAATGCAATCAATAAATCTGTATGGGAGTGGAAGACACAGTTTAAGTGGGGGCAGGACAAGTTGAAGGGTTTGTATACAGCTACAGCAAAGACAATAAAGAAGTACACTTATTTGACCAAAGAAGACATCTCTAATGCTTTTGCTAGGGAATTGCCTGATGGTGGAATGGAGATTAATGTTGGTGGTAATATTCATAATGTTATGACTGTTAAAGGTATTGAGATTAAAATAAAGTGGTTGAAGAAACATGTTGCTACTCTTGAAGTGGACAGGTTAAAAATGAAAGCTATGGGACATAATAGGGATGAGCACTTTGGTATACTTACAAAGTCTGTTAATTCTCAGATTAAGGGGTTGGAGCAGAGAAAATTGTTAGCTATTAAAGCAAAAGCTGGTGATGGTTTTGTTAAGGAGCATTCAAGTTATAACTTCCCAGATGATATAGAGTCACAGATAAGATGCACAGTGGGGCATGAGGCTGGACATATAATGGAGATGTGGTTTACTAGAGAGACTAGTGGTTTATTGAGGACATTAAGGAATAAATATGGCATTCAAAATACCACAGAACTTTTAAGAAAAGTGTCTCCAACAAACAGATGGAAGTATGAACCTGTTGTTATTGACCAAGTTTCTGAATTCATGGCTGAGACCTTTACATTGTTTAGAGAAGGCCATTGGTCAGTGCTTGATAAGGATGTTATTAAGTTTTGGCAGGATATGATGTATGATGTAAATACAATTACTGCTGTAAAATAAAGCTTGACAAAATACTTATATGGTGTTATGTTTTAAAGTGGTGCAACAAAAGTTTAGTAATAGCATATAATATAATAGGAGATAGAGATGAAAAATAGTTATCTTGGTTACTGTGCAGGGTGTGTGTGGTTCTTTGGATATGAGGAAGCCAAGGATAAGTTTACATGCACAGCTTTTCCAGATGGAATACCACCAGAGATTATGCAGGGTAAGAAGAAACATAATAAGGTTATTAAAGGCCAGGTTGGAGAGGCAGTTTGGACTGAGATTCCTGATGGCTAAACCAAGGAAACCACAGACTACACATAGGGCTATTGACCTCTTCACAATGTCAGACCCTAGAAAGGATGTGGTGCTTTTCAAGAAACACTTCTTCAAAGACAATGAGGAAGCCTACAATGAGTTCTTAGAGGCTTGGGACTGGGCAGTGGCTAATGGGTCTAGATATACCTTTGCAGTTGCCATGGTGAGGTTTAGAAGGAACTGGGATGATGAGTTTGGAGACTGGCACAGGACACTTCCCAAAGAATCAGAAGGTGAGTTTATGGAGTCACAGGATGAATTGGATTAGAGTAGGTAAGACATTAAGTTATAGGGTACTTGGTATCATAGGTACATTTATTGTTGTATTTATATTGTCAGGTCAGGTTGATTTGTCATTGAAGGTTGGAGCACTGGATTTGGTGTTGAAGCTTATCTTTTATTATGGACATGAGGTAGTATGGGATAAGATACATAATAAAGTGAATGGAGATAAGAATGAAGTTTAATATTATGTTAGACCCAGGACATGGTGGACATGATTCAGGAGCAGTGGGTGAGATTCAGATTGATGGACATGTTTCTTATGATTTGAAAGAGAAGGATGTGAATTTGGCTATTGCAAAGTATGCTAGAAGATATTTGAATCAGTATTATTCTGATAACTTTAGTTGCTATTTGACCAGAAGCAGAGATGCATTTGTTACATTATCTGATAGAGTTAAACATGGTATTGATTCAGACCTATATGTAAGCATACATTGTAATGCATTTGATGAGGTTGATGACACTGTACCAGGTGTGACAGGCATTGAGACTTTCTATTACTGGGATGATGCAAAGAAGTTTGCTAATATTCTTCAGAGAAATGTTATTCAACATTTTGAGAGTTGCAAGAATAGAGGTGTAAAGTATGCTAGATACTATGTTATTAGAAAGGGTATTCCTGAATCAGTTTTGTTTGAGTGTGAGTTTATTGATGAGAAAGCAGAATGGTTGGAACAGAATAAGATACAGAGAGCTTATGGTATTATAATTGGTGAATCTATTAGGGAGTATTTCTTATGTTAAAGATGTTTTGGAAGTTTAAGATTAGAAGACCTATGCAATTTTTGTGCCAAAAGCTGAGGTATGGTGTATCTTATCAAGATTGTTGGAGCTTAGATATTTACTTTGCTAAGAGGGCTGTGCCTGCTCTGAAGATGTTTATTAATATGCATAGATGTGGAATGCCAATTATTTGGAAGAATCGTTTAACAGACCATGATGCATTGCTGGAAGAATGGGGACCAGTATGGGAAGCTATACTATGGAAGATGCTAGATGGTTTTGAAAGACAGGTAGAGGATGAGTGTACATTTGAGCTAGATGAGCTTGAGTATAGAGAGGAGTGCATGGATTTATTTAGAGAATTTTATTTTAACCTATGGGATTGATGGATAAAGATGAACAGATTGGTATTGGATACCAAGTGTATGAGTACAGAAAGCTAGGTATGAGATGGTGTAAATTAGAGAGAATATTTAAAATGAGTTACATGGAATTGAAGGGTGCAAGGAGTGTCTACTTAGCTTATCTTGAGGAATTAAACAAGAGAAGTATATAGACATAACAAGGAGTTAAAATGTTTACTAAAAAAACCAAGGGTGTTGATTATACTTTAAGGAAATTAAACCCACATAAAATGCTGAAGAAGGATTTGGTGTGGTTGCATACAGAAAGATGTAAGGAGCATGGTACATTTTATTCAGAACATCCAAACTGCTATTTCAAGGACTTGGATAATGGATTGATTAAGCCACAGTGGGCAGAGAAGATTGCAATGTTTGATATTGAGGCTAATAAGGAGCATGCTAACTGGGGTTTTGTTATGGCATATGCTCTGAAGCCTATGGACCAGGATGTTATACTGAGGACTATTAACCCAAAGGGCATTAAGAATGAGGGTGACTGGGATAAACATTTGATGATTCAGTTGTGTAAGGATTTGAGAGAGTATGATAGAGTGGTTGTGTATTGGGGTAAGGATGCAAGATGGGATATACCATGGGTAAGGACTAGGACATTGTATTGGAAATCACAGGCTATGCAGAGAGGTGATTTTGAAGAGGCTGAGAAGCTGGACTTTCCTGAGTACATGGAGATGTTTGTATATGATTTGTGGGATGCAGTGAAGTCTAAACTGAAGATGAGTAGAAAGGGTTTAGGATATGTGAGTAGGTATTTTGGCATACCAGCCAAGGAGACATGGCTTGATTCTAATTGTATGAATTGTGCAATGAAGGGTGAGAAATGGG